GATAAGTGCTCCCCATGGACCACCAATCTGCATTCCGGTCATTGCACCACTGGCTGTAGCTGATAGAGTATTACCAATTTGTTCTCCAGTAGATAAAGTTAAATCTTTCTTACTTGGAATACCTGGCAACTGATTATTCATATAATTATCAGTAAGATTAAAGTAGTTATCAGAATTATATACTCTACCTTTATAATTATCTAGCATTGCATCAAATGGAGCAGAATCTTTTGTTTGGGCACCAGTTCTAGCAGCACCTATAACTCCAGTAATTCCACTTAGTAATCCTAAAGAAGAACCTAAAGCATTATCTTCGCTCCAAGCATTATCCCAAGCTTGAGCAGATTTATCATTCCATTTACTCATTGTAATTAACTGTTAATTATTAATATACAAATTTAAAAATAAAAGTTTAAAAAACAAAATATTTTTATAAAAAATTAAGGCAGACAATTAATTTATAATCATCTGCCTTAACTTTTATTTAAAGTATTTAATAACTAGACTATGTAAAGTAGTTAATCCTGTTATGATATCGTTACCTATTAGTTTCAAATTAATCCAAGGATTTCTGATTCTATCAAGTTTGTTAACACTATCACGAGGTATATCGCCTCTCCATAATCTAAACTTGCTAGCAGAATTAGGATAATTGTTATTTAATAGATTGGTTGCGCCATTCTGATATTCGGTATTTACAATAAGCGTTTTAAATGGGTTATTTTTGTTTTTAACGCCATCTTCTATAGTATCTGAGATATATTCTATATTTGTAAATATCTTGTCTTCTAGAGGTTCTGGATTAACTTTATACTCAACTGAGAAGTCTCTCAGATAATCTCCAGCAAACATCTCATAAAGATTAAAGTTTTTATCAAAGTAAAGAGTCTTGCCATTTAAATTAAAGATAGATACAGCATTTTTGTATTCAGTATAGAATGATGTAAATGTTGCAGTATCTTCGTTGTAACATAAACAATTGTCTTTATTAATGATATAAACATCGTGTTTAATCTTATCAGAGCTAATTCTAAATGCACTGTTGTTTGGATTCCAGATTTCTCCAGAAATATTATCTTTAAACCATTTAGAGAAGCCGAGAGAAGTTGATAGATTGGTTAAACCATCCTTATTGAATCTAAATAATGATTTATTATAGTCATCTATGAAGAATAATCCGCTAGTTGATTCGTTGATGGACCACTTATTGTGACAACCATTAATCTTTGATACATAATTATAACCAGTAACCTTACCGCTATTAACTACTTCAATTGGTAATCCCTGTTCAGTTGATATCTGAGTTTGATTATTGAAGTTAATTGCAGCTATTGCTTTATCTTGAAAAGCTACAATCGTATCGTTATAATTAACCAACTTATTAACTCCGCCATACTGACCATCAAGATAGATAGAATTTAATTGAGATATATTAGTCCAAGTATCAATATCACTAGTAATATCTTTTTGTTTTGACCATAGTACTTGATTCTCAAATGTATCTAAATCATATTTATCATCAAGTATATTATAAGCAAATAAATTATTTGATTGATTATATACTGGATTAAATAGATTAAAGTTATCAGAACTAATATTCAATATATCATCTCCACCGCGATTCTTATCATATCTTCCATCAAGACAAATATGAGATTCTAGCATTACTGATGTAATATCAAATATACTATTCTTGCCTTTAATATAACCAGGAGTTGTTTTAACACAATCCCATCTTTGATAGTAAGTATCACCTTCTGTCTTATAGATATCTTTATTAGTAGGAAATCCACTACAGATTGGTATCCAAGTAATCTTCTCAATAGCGTTCTCATCATATCCACCATATAATGAACTATATGGTATTTGTCTAAATAACTCACCTATAAACAAATACGGATAAGATGTTTCATAATCTATATCAGATAATCTAGCATATGAATGAGTTAAATATGATTGTGGTCTTGATAATTTCTTAGTAGATTGATTATATTGAAAGTAATCAGTATTAGATAATCCATCAAACGCAGCATAATTACCTCCGTCATAAAATTCTATTACACATGATTCAAAACCAGTTGTTTTCTTTTCTATATCATAACCACTTCCAGCATTTTTAGTTAGTTTAAATACATAATTAATTATTGGATTAGACGCTGATAATGCTGAATTAGACACTAAAGCATAAACTACTTGTTCACTAGCTAGACTTGGTATTCGTGATATGTAAATAGATGCATATTGTTGAACATCATACATTATAAAACTTTCATTTGTACCAGTATATCTAAAGATACCATATGACTTTAACTCTTCAAGCTGTCCATTAGCAACAGCAGTACTAATTTCAAGTCCTGTATCTGGCTTTAAAAAAGTATAACTTAATATATCATCATAGTCAGAATCTGACTTTAATTTAGGTAATAATATAGCTTGTTTATGCGTTATGTCACTTTCTGTAATATCTTTCAATAAAGAAAATACAGCATGTGGTGTAGAGTTATAATTTATTGATACGAGGTCATTAGATTCGATATCAACACATCCACTAGGTTGCTCTTTAACTGGAACTGTTTTATCTCTTGGTATAAAACTAGTTTGATAATTCCCATAATATGTTCCAGTTGTATCTGGTAATTCAACTCTAGATATTGCAAGTCCATCAGAATTAAATACTTCTGGCTTAGATATACCAATATTATAAAAAGAAAAATATTCTGTATCTATTGAGAATTTCTCGGTAGAGAATAGTTTATCATCTAATATATCTATGTTATAGTCTATAACTGGAGCATCTGATTCTGCGCTTTCAACCATATTTTTACTAGCACCACATAAGGAACCTTCTTTATGCCACATGTATATTCTATATTCAGCAAACTGGTCAGCTCTATAGTATTTACCGCTACCAACACTAGTTTCTTTCCATGCGGCATTAGAATATATATAATCACTAGTTAATGTTGTGTGTAACGATGTTAAATTCTGTGTATAATATTCTCCAGATAAAGGTAATAGATTTCCTTTATATTTAACTACAGAATCATCGGTGAAATAAATTCTATAATCAGATTTACTTGCTGTAATTGGAGCAATACCAACCAATCTAAAACTTAATCCAGATTGATTTATTTGATTAGCGTAATCAAGTAAATCAGGTGAATTAAAAGTTAATATAGATTCGTCTACATAATATTCAGTATTAAAATCTTCACTGGTTTGTTCTTCGTTAGCATTTAAATATAAATCTATTAATTTACTATTACCAGTATCGGTAATTGTTATAGTACGTTCAAACGTTCTGTAATACCACCAATTATTCCATCCTTCTGCACCAGATGTCCAACTTCCAAGTGACGCATGACCAACGCCGTGCATTCTTGCGTGCTGGTCTCTAGTTAAAAATAAATCACTTTCAAATGGAGGACCAAAGCTTTTAATAGCATTCATGATGCTATCATAAACTTCAGTCATAGCATAACCGCGATAATCTGTTATACTAAACACTTTTTTCTCTGCGCCCTGGTCGCTTTGCACATAAATAATTAGATTGGTAAAATATTCCCAATAATAATATGAAGCTTTAACCTTTGCCGTAATTACACATCTCGCCGTATACGTTGTACCAGCTGTTCCAGCTTCACCATAATTTGGCAATGCTACACCTCTATTACCATATATTTCATGAACTGGATAGAAATGTCTATATTCAACATCTCCTTCGCGTGGCCTCATTAGATATGATGATATAGAATATGGCTTATTTAATGTTCTCTCTTTGTAATTGAACATTGTTGGACACACAATACCTTGTGTTACTATAGAGCGACTACTATAATCAGTCTTAGCCATTAATAATCTATATGCTATATAATCTTTAATTAGATTATTATATGTACTATTATCTAACTTTTCACCGTCACTACGTTCAAAGATTGCAGTTGGAACCATTGTCCAATCCTCAGTTGGATGTTTCTTTGGATACAATGTACACTCTTTATCACCAATCCATATAGGTTGTGTCCATGTTCCATTAGAATCTTGGTATTGTATAGCGAATCTATAAATTTCTCCTCTTTTAAATCCTTTAAATGATATAGATGAAGAATTTATCTGTTGTCTATGCGGATAAAATCCTTCTGGTTTACTTCTAGAAAAACATTTATAATCAAATTTAATTCTTTTTGAATCTTTAAAACTACCATCATCAATCCAATTAGTAGTAATATATTCTTTTAATCCATCTGGTAAATCACTATCTTTTAATTTTATATTACCAAGGAATAATGTATCATCTTTCTGAGCAAATGTATTAGCAACAAAATTACTTCCACCTAAGAAATTAATCATATTTGGGTCTATTGATTCTTGATTCGACCCTATATCTGTTACTTCAATAGATTTTCTATTTTTAATAGATATATCAGATACTATATTAGCTTCTACTGGACCATCTAATGATTGTCTTTTAATAGAATAAATTCTCATATATTCGAATTTATCATCTATATTCGATATATTTAAAGTAAACGAACACGATATAAATTCATCTGGTGCACCACCTCTATCTTGTGGAGCTATATAATGTAAGGCAGAACCCCAAATAATATGACTCTCAGCACCAAATTTATTATAGTACGTAATAAAGTATTGTATTATTCCAGAATGGTATGTTCCACTTGATGTAAAACTTTTTTTAATTCTAACAGATGGTACACTTGATACAGTTGGAACAAAATCAAACTGATTATTATAGTTATCAACATAATCTAATTTCATTATATTAATAACTCTTGTTTGATGTACTCCATCTATCCAATATACTTTTTGTATATCTTCTGATTCGTAATAGAATAATGTTTCTAGAATATTATCTGTTGAAAAATCTAAATTCCCACTAAATAATTTCTTGAATATATATTCATTATTAGATTCTTCAATTCTATATATATAATCTTTATTATTAGTATTTTGATGACAAAATAATATAATATATTTAGATGTTATGCAATGTCCGACATATACTCCAGTTATATTATATACTGGAACCATAATATCTTCAACATTTATATCATCGACATAATAGAAATTATCATCTGTATAACTTACTGATATTGATTGAACCTCTATATCATTTAATAATGGTAATGTGTCTGAAAATGTATATTCTTCATAATCTTCATCACTAAAATCAATATTTTCACTTATTGTATTACTATTTAAAGTATAATTAGTAGTACCATTAGGAAAACTATAACTCAAAGTTTTTTCCATTTGTGTATAATTTTCTACATCAAATGGATTCTCTGATACATAATATTCACTACCTATTAGATATATAAATTTATTAATATTTTTAAATCTATCAGGTGCATAATAAATGTTAGTTGCATTATCTGTAACAATTATTACATTATTATATTGATATGCACTTTCTTCAGGTATTATTTTATATATAGTATCAAATGTATTAATCTCAGATGTTGGTGTTATTGTAAATGAAGACTCTAAACTTTCAACTCCAAGAAAAGAAAAACTTGATAGATATGCATTTGATGTTTCTGATGGGTCGTCATATGGCGCTATTACTACTTTACGTACTGATTGTAATCTCGTTGGCTTTACTCTCCAAACGCCATTGGTTAACATCATATTTACACCAAATTGCTTTCCATAAGATACGTTTAACTCAAAAGGTACAGATGATGTAGTCTCATATTGTGTTTTAATGTTTACTGAAATCCTTCCGAAACTTACACTAGAATTATATGTCATTAGATTTTTTGTCATTGCTTTATAACTAATTGGAATCTCTTTTTTAACAGAACCTTTTTCATTAGTTATACTTAGTAATGACTCGTCACCATTAACTGTAATTCTGATATTCTTATTATGATATGCAAACTCGTTAGTTGCTTTACTAATAGAAATATCTTTATGCATTCCTTTATTATTAAGCTGATATGATTTTGCTTCCATAATTATTGTATTTTATAATCTTTCTTTATACCAAGATTTGCGTAACCTGTTAAGTGTTCGTTATTATTAATAAGAATCTGTCTCCATTGATTGCCAATAGACTCAGCTCTATCAATAGATAGTTTATGGAATTCTGAATCGCAAGAACCAACGGCCCAACAGTATTCTCTATCAACACGTTCCATTATATTTGGATGAAGCTTTCCTTGTTCAAAAAGGTTTTCATAATGCTTCATCTTAATATAGCTCTCTAAAGCAATGAAGAATTTCCTGTTGTCTGGTATCATAGGAAATCCATTCGGGTCTGTCTCAAATGCTAGATAAACTACTTCTAAAGTACATTTATCCATTGAAGAATAAATGACATCACCTGTTACTCTATAAGTAAAATCATTGCTATATCTTCTATTGGGACTCTGCATGAATACATCTGTTGCTTCTCTGAACGATATCGGTCTATGATTAAAGTCAGCGTTAAGAAATCCTCTTACTGCTTTAAGTTCTGCGCAATCGTTAGGTAGTAATCCCCTATAATTATTAATCTCTATATTTGCAACCTTCTCTACGAAGAATGAAGGAAATCCCTCTAATACCATAAAGTCAACAGCATAGTCTACTGCTGTTTCAAATGGTATGTCGGACAGTAATGGATTCCTACGAATCCTATCTAGTATTATATTAAGTGTTGTCTTACCAGTCTTCATATTGAGAGAATGAATCTAGATTGTTTTCTATAATCGCATGCTTTAATGCGTTTTTTAGATTTCGACCTGTTCTAAACAACATGAATTTCTTATTATTAAATTGCACGTTGTGTTTGCTATATCTAATTTTAAATATATTCTCATTATCACATCTAACAAGAGTTTTCTTTTCTCTACAGGATTTGTCGCTATACCATAACTTTAACGTGGTATTCCAATCTACTGGAAGATTGGTTTTTATTTTACCATCAATAAAATTAACTCTTTTAGGTTTTTTAACCAATTCTAATCTACCAAGATTGGCTCCTAATTTAGCATCTTTACCAGATATTAGATTATTAAATAATATCTTAAATAATGCGCGAAGCGCAGAAGTAAATTGAGTTTCGGTTAAATTCTTATTAAACTTCTTAAAGTAAGTATAGTAATCCCTAGTTATATAACCTGGATTAAACTTATGTTTCCTTGACTTAGATACCTTTTTTATATCTTTAATAAACTCTTGTTCTGTCATAATTATTCAGTCTCCCCATCTAAATAGTCACGATTATAACTCTTCTTCATATTATTCCTAATGAATAGATTTATATCAGATAAATCATCATTAGCATTATTCGCAGGGTCTTGAGGTCTGTATTCAAACTGTAGCAGGTCTGCTATAACAGATTTGATTAATGGCGATACTAAAGCCTCTTCAATTGGACAATCCTCTTCCATGGCGTCATCCATAACAGATGTTGGGTCCTCAAGTATTCCGTGGAATATAACTTTCTTAATAGCAAGAAATTCTGGATTATTACTCTTTATATATAAACGCCGGTCTGGACCAATAGCTCCATATATAATTTTCTGTAGAAACTTATTCCAACCAACAAACTCCAGTCTTTCTTTTGATATCATTGTTATAGTAGCCATAAACGGGTCTACAATATAACAACTAGATATGCCAAGTTGCATAGTGTATGGCAACTGTTCGGTACTTCTTAAATAAGTACGTTTAACCAAATTCTTATCATCCCACCTCGTCTCTTTTTGTGGGTCACCATCTTGCTCATAAGCTATGAGTCCATCCATATTGGCTCTATCTTCACTCTCAGTAACAGTACTATGTTTAGATAAGCCATCATAATCCCAGTCTGGATTTATACCATCACCAGTCTTACCGTATTGTTCTAAAGTAAGCTCTATACTTTGATAGTTACTAGCCGGAACCTGTCTCCTTGGGTCTTTCTCGTATTTTTGTTTCAGGAGATAAGAACGATACTTATTAAGTAAAAAGATAACATGGTCTTCGGTAATGAACGCATCATCACTAACAGCCTTAATAGCATCAAGTATAAAAGCAACTAATTCTTTATATTTTGTCATAGTTATGAATTAAAAAAGGGTGACTACCGAAAGATAGCCACCCACCAACCATTAATCTATTTCAATTATTAGATAGCTGCAAAAGCACTTGCGAGAGTCGACAGACTCACGTTGTATGGAGCAGCTATAACAAGAGTTCTCTCAGACTTCTGAACGGCATCACGAGCACCAGTATGATAATACTGAACAGTCAGAACGTTGTAACCATGAGTGTCATTAGGATTGACAAGAAGGCCAACGTTACCATTTGTGATAGCGCTAAATCCGTGAACGTCATCAGCGCCCTTCTCACCCTGAGCGAAGTACTCCATATCGGCTATGATATGAGTGTTCGGCAGAGTACCAGCACTAACCTTTGTGATAGTAGCCCAACGAGGCTCATCAACAGAGCTAACTACGATTGGAGCAGTAGTGACAACGATATTCATTGTTTGCTCTGGGAATGTACCAAGCTTCCAGAAAGGAGTTGGCTCAGCAATCACAAGAGATGTAATGCTTGTAACCTGACTACCGTTCTTTTTAAGAACAATCTCACCATTCGAAACAGAAGCGGAAAGCTTATAAGCATCACCAACAGTGTCATCGTAAAGGTCATACAGAACAGAATCCTCAGTCATGTTGATAAGAAGATTTCCAGCAAGAGCAGCAAGTGCTACACCAGCGGTGTCACCACTCTTAGCAATATAGGAAGCCTGCTTTGTATAAGTGCACTCCTCACCGATAGTTCCACGAATCATAACACGAAGGATATATTCCTGACCAGCAACTGGAGCACCACTATTAACATTAGAATTGAAAGCTACCTTATAACCGCTCAGCGTACGAACGTCAGCGGTATAAGCAACGTTTCTAACGTCAGTGACATGTCCAATCTGGATAAGGTCGGAACGCACAATCTCGCCCTTAGCGTTTGGAACCTCAATGAATGCGTGAGTCTCACTACCAGAAGGACCAAGCTTCTTAAGAGTAGGAGCCTCAGCTACGCAGTAAAACTGCATTACTTGATTTGTAGAAAAATTCATAACTATTTAATATTAAATTTGTTATATATTATTTTGATTGCCAAGCAGCCTTGGCGAGTTGAACAGCCCTTAATAGTATCATACGATGAATTGATTCATCGCACTCACACTCGATATCTTCACCACAATGATAACCATTAATAGTTAAATCCTCAAAATCTGGATTTCCAATTATAATTGGTAATGGCTTCTTGATATACTCAAAATTATATTCAATAACCTCATAGTCTTTATCAGTGTGAATAATTGCTGTATTGTCTTTAGAGTCTATACGTAACGCTCTCTTTTTAGAGACACCCCTAAATGGATTCTTATAAGTTCTTAGAAAATAATCGTACTTACACGGTATTACCTCTACGGTATGTACATCATCGTAAGTTGGTTCGTCATCTTCATTAAGAACAGGGTCTCCATTATTGTCTAAAATAGGTTTTCCAATAACAGCCCACTCCATAACAACATAGAGAACTTCATCCCTATATGTACGACATTTAAACTCGTTAGTTTCAAACCTATTATCTGGGTCTTTAAATACGTCCCTAATAACATATTGTCTTAATAGTGCATCTAAAGACTTCCTAGCGCTTTCGGTCTTTTCAAAACCAGATACGCTATTCTCATACAGCTCCGATACTATTTGTTCATAAGCTAATGTGAGGAATTCACTGATTTCAAAATCATTGTAACCAGGTGCCTGATTAGACGTTACGTTATTATAATAGGTATTAAACTCTAATTTAAATTCCCCAGTATTCATATATATTATTTAATTTTGGCCTCAATTGCTAATTTCAGCTCCTGATTCTTAGGTAAACTTAAGAACTTAGCCGCAAATGTTGCGGTAGGATTCTCTCCATCTAAGCAAAGTGGCTCATCCTGATAGTAATAAAAATCACCTCTACGAGTAATAACTCGTGCAGCATAAGCCTTGTTAAGTAATACCCTAAATGGTAGTAACTGGTCTTTAAGTACCCTAAGAACATCACTTGGATTAGACTCAATAAGTTCAATGACCTTGGCCTGTAGCCAATCAAGATTAGTATTCGCAGAAACAGGTCTACCATCAACAGTCTCAACCAATGTCTTCAATACATCGTAATTATCTTCAATCTTACCAAATTCTTTGTAGCACTGTTTCTTGTTCGAGACACTTTCCTTAGTATTCGAATAGGTCTCTTTATCGCTAGTGATTACATATTCATAAGTCTGCTTTGGATAATCTCTTAACATTCTTAAAGAAGGACAAATAGTATCCTTATTGGCTAAGAGTACCTTATACCTAATGTAATCGTCTGGGTTTGATAAGTCAAAAATAGTATCCTGTTTAGTAAGTCTAACAAAGTAATTCTCCCAGTAATTATCTACCTTTTTGTAAATTCCAAGGTCACCAGGTTCAAGACGCATATAATATTCAAGAAATTCTTTTTCAGCATCAGTAAGAACATTCTTATATGCTCCATTAGTTAAAATTGGAACAGTAAACGTTCTAACAGAATTCTCTGACATACCACCATAGTATGGATGCTTCTTATCAGTAATCCCATCATTCTCTTTAAGAATCTTCTTGACAATAATCTTTTCAGACCTTAAACAACTAACTAATGCATCAGGGTCAACTGTGACTTCACGACGCTTAGCGACTTGAGTCTTCTTAGTTGACTTTGGTTCGCTCTTCTGTACAGGAGCTGTTTCCTCCATCGCGGAGGCATCAATAACAAAATCTTCCATAATTAAAATTCTCCCAAATTAATATATAAAAAGGTGGAGCGGTGAGTAACACCAGCCCCACCTCGTGTATAACTCATTATCCAAGTGCAATCATCGGAATCAGAGACATTGTTCTGGTAGGGTCAAGAACACAAACACCGAAGCTTGCCATTCTATGGATGGATGCGCTATCCTCGCTATAGCTCATATAGTTGTTGGATGTAGCACCAGTCCAAGGGTTACGCATACCGCTCATGAAACCACGAGACTCAGGACGACCCTTAATAGCGCACTTGAAGATGTTTGGAGCCTGAGATGTACCAAGGTCAAAGATATCGTAACGATAAGACTCAGCAACGCCACCAAGTGGATGTGGAATCTTGTTAGTTACAGGGTCATCATAGAAGGAGTCAATCTCCACCTTGATGTGCAGGTTATTAGGACCGTACCACTCAGTAATCTGAGGATTGCGTGCCGTATAACCATTACCATTCTTTGCAAGGATACCAAGGTTGTCACCATTGAATGTGAATTCTGTCCAGCCAGAGATGGAAGAACGAGCTTCCTTAGCAAACTGAGCAAAACCAAACTCACCAGTACGGATAACGAATGTTCTATCACCATACTCAAGATTCTGTACCGAGAACTGCAGGAGGATATCCTCAAGAAGTTTCAGCGTGAACTTGTTGTAGTAGTGAACATTACCCTTCTGCATCTGAGCGCGGAGACCGTCACCCTTACGGATAACCTCACCACCCTGGTCGAAGTTACGATACTCACCGTTGTTATTTCTGTTGGAAACAGAATAATACATCATGTTGTTCTTGTACTCAGCCCAAGTACGCTCGAAGTCGTACTCTTGCTGGAACATCCACTTATTAACAGTGGAAGGAACCATCTTGCCAGTGCCATCCTGCTTAACAAGTGCAGGAACACCAATAGCAACCTTCTTATCCATCAGGTCGCCAGAGACCTTATCATACAGACGGATTGTGGTCCACTCATTTCTCATTGTTGCAGGAGCAACGTGACGGACACCACCGACTTCCTTAGACAGGCCACGAGCTACAGGAGCTGCATTGTAGCTGAAACGCTCACCAAGCTGTAGTCTCTCCCATGGAATTCCTTCATTAGAACCATTAGAAAGCTCAACTTCATACCAATTTGTTATCGTATCGGCTCTTTATCCGATACCTCTTACAATTTATCATCTTGTAAGTTCGGAGTACATTTTAACCCTCAGCATTATCTGTTTGGGTCTGGACACTCGTGGAGATATTATATTCTATGTGTTTCTTTCTTTTAGAATAATCTGTATAACTCCTTCTTGGCGTTATTCCTAATGAATGAAGGTAATTTGATATCTTTGATTTTTTAACATGATATCTTTTAACCAACATTTTAATCGACCAACCAGAATTATATAAATCTAAAAGTTCAATCTTTTCTTGTTTGGAAAGTTCTTTACCAATTCTATATCCATGTCTTAAAGATATATTTAAGTTAAGTTTTCTAATTAAATTGTAAACAGTAGAATAGCAAATATTATATTTGTCTATTAGTTCGTTTACTGTTGGATTATAATTTAATACAAAATTCTTAAACTCGTCAATATCAATTCTGTTTTCAATAGATTGATTTAATAAATTTCTATTAGAATTTCCACCAATTGTAAGATTGTATCCATTATTATAAGAATCAAAATAATTAATCCAATAAATTTCTCTTTCGTCAAGGAGACTATCATCACATTCTTCAATAAGTTCAATTTTAAAATGTTCTTTGCCATATTTTAAAATCGCTCTTTTTATATACATGTTTTTAGCTTTATCATTACTGCTGCAGCAATGTGAAGTAAAACGTCTTTGTAATGTTTGCGTTGTCTGACCTATATATAATTTATCGTTAATATCATTTGAAATCTTATAAATTCTCCCCATAGTTTCAATCTCTACTCTCTACATTACTTATACATATTATTGTATAAGTTAACTCGGTATTACCCATTAATGAAGGGTTTCACCGATTTTGCCCATTTTCAATACCGCATTTCGGCGGTAAGACGCATATTTTAGTCTACGTAGTTTGTGCCCTCCATACGAGGAGTACCCTTGATTAACATTGGATAAACCTCATTCAGGTTACCGAAGATTTCCTCTCCGTTGAAGAACCACTGCTCACCAAATACCAGATAGAACGGTTCGCCATTGGCGCCAGGATTACCCTTACCAGCAACTACTGGGTCAATAGTACCCTCGGCAGATTCCTGAGTAACGACTGTTCCATCAAAGTAACGAGCCTCAATTAGAGGAATGTTCCTACGAGCAGAACCAATAACTTCCCAATAGTACTCATCATCGGACTCAAACTCCTTGGTAGGGAACTTTGTTAAGAAGGCTTCAAGAGCCTTACCAAAGTTACGAGCGGCGAGCTGAATCATGAACTGATTAGCAAGCTGTGGAGACTTATGGTACAGGGTATCAATGTGATTAGCCTTAGTTACTTCGGATGCCCAGCCAGTAAATCCTACAGTCTGAAATTTTTGTAATTTAACCATAAATAACTTTAGATTTTAATTATATTTAAACATCTAGAGTCCAATCATCACTGCCTGAATAAGTCTCTTTATCACCAAGTCCATTAGCCAATCTGAACGAACCATCAGAATTTCTAGTAGTACCATTGAGCGCATCAGTTAGATTTTTCAGACTCTTCTTAGTTTGTTTATTTACTTCTTTGTTAATAAGACCATTCATGTTCTTGAATCCATCAGTAAGAGTATACATAATTCCAACCATCTTTAAAAATTCATAATGATTATCATTAGCATACTTCTGAACAGCAGATAACATCTCACCAGTCTCTGGGTCCTTATATACAGGACGACTGATAGAATCATAAACACTCTGCCTCATTTCTTTAGGAATGACATAATCACCAATTATGGGCTTATCATCCATAATGGCTTTCTTTACTTCTTCCATTTGAGCTTCACGCTCTTCAACAATACGCTTCTGCTCCGCCTTGGCGTTAGCAATAAGCTTATTGTATTCATTGCTAAAGAACTCTTTATTTCCAGCAAGAGCATCCTTAGCATCATCTAAATCTGTTCCATTATCGAAAGACCTTTTAACAGCGCGCTTGGCACGCTCGTCGCTATAGCCACGATTACGTAAATCTCTATAAATAAGATTTTGACGAAGCTGTACCTTTTGGTCATCTTCACCTTCGATATCAGAATCTTTAATACTATCAAGATACTTAATCATTGATTCATATTTATTAATCTCAGAAGGCTCTACATTTGCATTAAGAGCATCTCTAACTCTCTTCTGAGTTTCATCAATAGAATCATCAATCTTCTTCTGAATCTGTTTGTTGATTAACTCAGACAAACCTTCAGGAGTATTAAGTTTCTCAATATCTTCATCTGTTAGGTCAGGGAAGACACCGTCCTCTTTAAAGTCTTTGGCAATGGAAGAGTAGATGTTGGGAGAAGAACCTTGACTCTTTGTCGGGTCGGTGTCATCACCTGAGTTCTTATCATCATTATCATCTACGCTCTCCTGGGGGTCAAACAGACCACTTCCATCGCCCCCATCAATGACTTGATGTGTATCGTCTATATCATTACCCTTGGGCTCTTCTTTCTTAGAAGGCTCAGCGGGCTCATCTTCTACAAAAGAATCTTCACCAGAGATACGAAACAGTTCCTCTGGGTCAATTAAGTTTTCTAAACTTAAACTTCCATTATTTGCCATATTTTTCTCCTTTAATTTGATATTCTGTGCAAAGGTATAACAATTTGACGACAAAACAAATGAAATTAATTTTAAATTAATTAATAGTTAAGAAAAAAATAAGGGAGAACTATTCGTCCTCCCTACAATTATCACATAAATAAAATTTAGCAACAGGATACATCTTTTTACCAATAGAACCAATGAGATATTGATACTCTTCACTAAATGGGTCGATATCAAAACTCTCTGTTATGTGCATTGCCAAATGTCCTTTTTCGTGGTCAAAAGTATCCTGAAATTCAGAGCCACTAGTAGTTTTACTTATAACAAGTACAGAAGATTTGTAATCTGGATTACTATAAGTAAAACCATTATTGTATGACATTCGTTTCATGAATGATATTATTTTAACAAGTTCATCTTTGCAGCAACCTATAGATATTATATCTTCCATAATATCATTACTATCTATTGATTCAGCAGAATAATAAACTCTAACATACCAATCATATTTTTCTAAGTAAAAATCTTGAACTATCATATTAAATCATATCTTCCCAATTAATAGGAGTTCCACTACCGATACAGTCGGCAAAGAATCTAGTAAATGGCATGCCCTCATAAGCATCAGCGTCTTCTATAACATCTTTAACATATCTTATAAGTGCAGCTTCATCCCTAACGGAATCACCAAGAAAATCAGCCTTACACATATTTGCTATATAAACATCGTCATATCCCTTAGCCCCATTAATTGAATAACCATATCTTTTAATCGTATTATCTAATGATTCTCTAGTATATGGTTCAATGTATTTCTTGGTTGCGCCTTCCATCTTATACATTTTTGAAGAAGCCCATTCTGCCATTTTCTTTGAGAAATGCCAACCGTACATCTCAAGATATTTTTCCATCCCAGATGGATATTTACTAAAACCATCTAATCTCATAGTATAAAAAATAAAAGGGACGATATTACTCGTCCCTAGTTAAACATTATCGCTTATCCTCGTAGTAGCGCTTTGCTTCTTTCATGGCTTTGCGATAACCATCTTCGTAACCACATTCGTAACCCTCTTCGAAGGACTCGTCTTTACGACCAGACATTCCACGGTATCCCATGTGGTCCTCACGATAACCATAACGAGGTTCGTGCTCTTCACGTATTTCCCACATTCTGCCCATAATATTAAATCTGTTTATGAGATAAGCGTTCAATCAAAGACCTATTAGCCAGCATTAATTCTTCAATGTTTTTAGACATATCAGACATCTGACTCTTGAGTATTTCTATCTCTTCTTTCTGAGCTTTCTTTTCAGCAAACTCAGGATTCAAGTCAGATAATATCTTCTCATAACATTTAATTAAATCCTCATGATATTCTTTACTATTAATAATGTCTATACTTTTCTGCTTTAGACTAAGTATTTCTGAATTTATCGCCTCACGATTATCAGCCACAACAATGTTCTCACCATTGCTATAAGAATCCGATATATCCATTTGTGCTGGTAATCCACTATATGTTACTGTTTGATTATTTACTTTAACAGCAATATCTACAACCATTTCTTGCGGTTTACCGAAGGTTGCTGGTATCTGATATTTTGGTTTAATAAGTGGTTGACTTGTAACCGTACCAGTCTCAATATATGGTTTGTCCGATTTATGTAAAATGTAAATCTGACTATTAGGTCTTACTGATTGAAACATATTATCTTAAATTAACTGTAAAACATTAGATAGTCTATCATAATAAACAAGATAGACTCCTGTACCACTAAAATCAGCGACTGTCAAATTATCTCCACCAGCAACTGTAACATTACTGTTATTACCAGCCATAGTGAATATAATTGGTAAAGTAGTCGTTGTTCCCTCTGGAATCTCATCTGCAATATTAACTAGGATTAAACCACGGAAAGGATTTCTATCCCAATCAGGACGGAAGCTAAAAGTAACCGCATCAGTAGTTATCTTAACTCCCCTTGATTGTATTGCAGGTATTCCATTAATATTCGTATACTGAAAAGGCCATCTTGCCATAATAGACCTCCTTATTAACCCCAATAAGAAGTTCCACTATAACCATAGCCGTATGGATTGAATCCATACCCAGCATATGGAGTTGAATTTACAGCCACTAAATTAGGCCATTGAACTGGAACAGTGCTAGGCTGCGAAGCCTTAATAGAATCTACCTCAGACTTGATTGGTGCTAACATTGCAGCAATCTGAGAAGTCTGTGCCGCATTATCAATTTGTGTTCTCAGAACAGTATTCTGTGCTGTTAGAGAATCAATCTTACTTTGGAGTTCACGTTCCTTAATAGCGCAGAAACCATCATTCATAGCAACGGTTTGAGCGGCTATAGCATCAGTGATGCTCTTAGTATTTCTATCGGCCTGAGAACCAAGAAGATTCGTTTGCTCTATTGTAGCGATACGAGACTCGTATCCTTGCTGAGTTGTAAGAAGTCTATTCTCGCAGCAACACTCACTTAGCTTAGCAGCTAAAGCAGCATTACCAGACTGAATAGCATTAACAACCTCAAGAGCAGACATACCGACAGATGAACCAACAGTAGCAAGGCTAGTATTAATGGTTGCAAGTGCACTTCTTAAAGACTCTACGTCTGTGTTTAGAGTAGTAGCCAGAAGTCTAACGTCAGAATCGGTACCACTGATTGCGCTCATGATAAGGTCAGTGTTGTTATCATTGTTAATCTGATTACCAAGATAACCAGCACCAGCAAGACCATTACCACCGAAGCCACCAAATCCACCGAAACCACCCCAGTTACCGAAAAGGAGACCAAGGATGAAACCAACAATACCACCACCGAAGCTATTACCACCGAATAAACCATTACCGTTATTCATGGCTAACCATGCTGGTACTTGCGAATCGTTTCCAAAGACATAAGTTTTACTATCTTCTGCCATAATCTTTTTTTAAAATCTTTTAAATTATTTATTCGTTATTTTGTAAGCTTACAGTGCAAAGATAGAAACTATTTTTGATAAAAGATAACAATGCTAATAAAAGAAAAAACCCTCAATAGATATTACTCTATTGAGGGTTAAATTAGTAACGAATTATCTTCGTGTAATATTTTCAGAAATTAGATTGGCAGTAAGATTAATTAAAAACTCTTTAGCTGTGCTTTCTGTTCCACCAAGTTGTTGGCAGATATATCTTAGCATAGCATTATTTTCTCTTAATAATCTTAGTTCTTCTGATTCCATAAAAATATATTTTAAAGTTTTATTGCGCTAAAATATTTTATATCATTATTCTTTAATATTGCTTCAGAGAAATATTGTGATATTTGATTATTATATAATTTATACCCCTTATGTGGTATTAATTGTATAAACTCATCATCTAAATGTTTTAATACTACATGCTTCATAATACCAAACTTTTAAATGTCATTATTTTATTGTTATTGTTGTTTCACAATACTTATTGTATAAACATATTTGCCATTTGTGATATCAACAAACCTACTCCAAGTAAATCAGAGATATATTCTTAGTAAGTATGTAACCACCCCAACTTTCAGTAATATGTACCAGTTAGTCAGGTTTTCTGATATGGTATATTTAATAGTATTGATGATTTAATGGTTATTCTCCTGGTGTTGGTGCGGTTATCACGCATTCGTACTCACGCGTTTCACTGTCAAAGGTCAGCGTATAGTCTGCAATTATGCCCGCAGTCTTCAGTGCCGTGAGGATATTATCCATTGAGTCCTTGCTGATGTAGTTCTTCGGCAGGTTGCGGAGGGTATCCACGGCGTTCATCGCGTACTGCACATCGTAGACTATCGGTGCGCTCTGCGCTCCGTCCGCATCCACGGGGCTGGTGCGTTCCTCCGTGCCGAAGTCATCCACGCGGTAGGACACGGGGATGGGCGTGTCAAGGGTGAGGATGAGAGGGGTGGAGAGTTCGTAGCGGAGTTTTGAGCCGGAAAGAGCTTCGGCAACCTGTTCGTCCGTATAGCCAGAGAACGCGGTGTTTTTGATATATACAATGTTTGTATTGTAGTATCCGGTAATTGATTTATTGGTTAATTCGCCCGCATTCGCAACAGTTTCGTAATTACCGCAAATAATATTCGTTTCTCCATTTGCCTTCCCCGATACTGCGGCATAATACGCATTATAATATGAATCATACGTCCAAGTCAAATCCCCCAAATCAATCTCTGCAAACCTCTTGATTATCTTCGTGAGCATCACGTTCTCCACCACGCCTTCATCGTGGGAACTCCCTACTCCGTCAAGGCCGTTCACCACCACTGCGTTGTTGTCCTCATCGTGGCAGGCGAGAGCGTTGAGATTGAGCTGGAGGGTGGACTTCCAGTAGGGCTCGTATTCCCCGTTGCGGTAGCCAGACCAAGAGAGGTTGATGCAGATGTCGTGGTTGTAGGTGCCTCCTTGAACCGTATAAGTTATAAATTTTATGTAATAACAGTTTTGTGGTGTTGTAAACACATCTCCATGTTCATAGAGTGACCAACTAGATATAAAGTTATGATTTATATCATAATAAAACACCGAGGCTATTTTGCTATTACTATTATAATTCGTAGAAGGAAAGACGTTTATGTGGTTTTTTGCTCTTATTCTTCCACTTAAATCTGCTATCGGTAGCCCCGTATCATTGCTAATACTTCCCACTTCCCACTCCTCATCCCACTGGTTAAACCCCGTGGTCACCACCGCCAGCGCGTCGTTGTTCTTCAGCTTGCCTGCATTGTAGCCGTAGTTGCCTGGGTAGAGTGCTATAAACTCGACCACCGATGAAGGCTCGTTGCCTTCGCCGAACATCCGGGTGAGGTCAAATAGACATAAATAGAAGGAAACATTGACCTGTGTACCTTGCCTTATGCTTACACCATATCGTTCATTTGACCTTGTGTCCGTTGCAGTTACAATAGAATATTTGTCCACATAGTCTAATGCAAGGGCGCCGCCCCACATATTTGCTTTAATGGATACGATGGTGTGAGGACCTTTTCCGACAGCATATACAGCATACTTATGCCCATTGATTATGTTAATATAATTGGTTATGCTAATGTCAGAACCCTTAATATCTTCATCTGCCGTACCGTTGATTGTAATACGACCATCATCTGCTATTGTAAAAGTAACCCCTTTAACAACGGTGGTGCCAGCGGTTGCTTTGGTGCAAACTTGATTCCACACCAGCGTCTTGCCTTTGAGTTTGGTAATCTGCGCCGAGCCCGTACCTATATCGACACTCCCGCCGCTTGTGCGGAATGTATATTCAGCTGGAACACTTCCATGACTGGCGAGATTATCAGCAGTACCTACGCCCATTGTGGCATAGTATCCGTCCACATTCGCCTTGGTTGCAGCTGTGTCGTCCACATATTTCTTGATAGTCTTGTTCTGGATTGCGTTAGTGGACTCATCGCTTACAGATGAATCGTATGTAGCGCCAACTTCTGCAGCGTCAACCCATTCTGGTTTACCTTCCTCGTCGAGTTGAAGTATTTGTCCAGGATTACCTTCGACTTCTGGACTTTGAATAGATGTCTTTCCAAGTTCTGCTCCTTCTCTAACATCTGACAAATCTTCAATCGTACCACCTTCACCGGCAAGTTCTTCAATAATTGCATTTATTTCTTCTTGAAGTTCTTGAATTTCTTCTGATTCAGATGATGCTATTTTCCATTCTCCATTGACATAAAGTTTTACAACAGGATACTGTACGTCAGATGTATCAATCCACACAACATCTTGTCTTGTTGGTGGCAAGTTTGATTGTATAACTTTTTCAAGTATCTTCATAATTTTTATTTATTAATTAAATTAATTAAATCTTTTTTATTCCACATTAACTCTTTGAATCCTGGGATTTTAATACCTTGTGGAATCTCTCCAGCACGAACTTTATTGTCAAAAGTAGCGCGACTCATATTAAGAAATGTATAAGCTTGATACTTGCTTAATAGCACATCTTTTCGAGTGTATTCTTTAAGAGCTTCTATTATCTTAAACATATCTTCTTCGTTTTCGATATTAGAATTATTACAATCTATATCATCTATAATTGATTGAAGAAGATTTCTTATTATCTTTAACATCCTGTCTCTTCTCTTTTAAATAAAAGTATAGTACACCAAATAATAAAATACCAATGGTTACTATATATATTATATAAGGTAAATCAAGTTCGTAATAATAATCTACAATACTGATAATGTTATTGAATGTAACATAATGTAAGAACATTCTATGATATTCACAGAATTTAAATACATAACTTGACAAATAAAGAAAGAAGATTGTTAAGAACGATATACCACCAATATATGATAGGATTTCTAGATTTATATTAAAGATATAAAATATCGTATTAAGTATATCACATAATGCTAATAACATTGGTATAATCTTTAATACTCCTATCATTAATTTGTATAATGACTTACTTCTTAACGAGTCCACCACAAGAATATCTTGTACCGTGTTTTACACCAGCTTTAGTTACCATAGGTGGTCTACCATTTTTGCCACCAGTTGATTTCTTGTTTCCAGTTTTCTTTTTAGTAGCCATATTATCCTAGTATATCTTTAAGTTTATCAACACTTTCTTGACTAATAGAGTGGTCGGTTCTCTGCATTGCGCTAGCCAGAACAAAGTTAGTTAATGTTATGACTTGTTTACGGGTCTCCGATAACTCATCCTTTAAAGATGAGTTTTCAGACTTTAAGTCTTCAACTTGTTCTTTTAAGTCACCAATCATGTCCTCATACATCTTTTTGTATGCTTCAATTGCCGCGTCGAAGTTTTGAACCTTCTGGGCATTAACCCCTTCCTCGTATTGTCTACGAGTAAAGAACCAAGTAACAAATGCGGTTATCGCGCTACCAATACCAGTAGCAGCAACAGTTGTCCAAATATCATTCATAATTAATTAATAACAGTAATAAAACGTTCTTTATTATTAGTGATAAAAGGATTGTTCTCCACAACGTCAATAGTCATAACATCACGTTTCTTTTGGAATAATCTACCAATCCAACACTTCTTTGGAGGAGCGACAGTTTCCTTTTTAAGAGATGTTATAACGTATTTTTCGCTCTTGAACGTCGGTTCAACCATAACCTTATCTGGATACTCTAAACCAACGCAACATCTATACCAACCATCTTTATCAGTAATTGTAGTATCAATTTTTAAATCAGCATCTTTGAATAAAGTATCCCCAAAGTGAATAGTATCCTTTTTATTAGCAGTAGATAATAGATATCCAAGACGCTGTATTTCCTTATCTTTAATCTTTAATGATTTTCTAGCTTCATTCATTTTCTGAATTAACGAGTCTTTTGAATACTTTAAATCATCAATGCTAATCATAAACATTTCATTAGACTTCTTAATTGAAGAGTTTTCAGCGGCATAAGCCGCGATAGTAGCAGCGGCTTCGGTTAAATCATTCTTATAACTATTAATTTTATAGTTTTGAATGACAGTAGTTATAGATAATATTAAAATTAAAGATGCTATTGCGATATATATATACTTTTTCATGATGCAAAATTAATATTAATTTAACAAAATTACAATAGTCTTAAAAAAAAATTAAGGGAAGATATACTCTCCCCTTAATTTTCAAAATAAACATATGTTAAGAATAAATGTATCTACCGTAATTAGACCAGCTTGCTTCTGGGTCGGTAGGAACTTGTAATCCAAATCCGTAGAATACTATAGCATCACCTTCAACAGTAGAATCCTTATATTGTGCTGGAATGTCACTATCAACCATGTTACCAGCTATATTATTCTTAGATGTATTTGGATAACTTACCAAATCATTAACAAACGTTGCAAGATTAGTAACACTATCATGATATCTAGCACCAGTTATTGATTGATAGAACATTCTGTTCGCATTAATAATAGATGAAACATATAGACTATCTACAAAGTTAACATCTATATTTGAGAATGACGAACTAAAGAATGCATCAGTACCAACTGAGAATCCAGTAAATCTAAATCCACCCATGCGTGCTGGCGGATTATATACTGTATGTTCAAATAGTTTAGTAATATTACTTATTGTCTTTGTTGTAAATGTATCTGTAGCAATAATAGCAACCTCATTATCTTCAATATCTGTAACCGTATTATTCATTGTTCCATACGTTGTCGGGAACTGATTAATACTAGAATCAATATTATTCCTATAGAATAAACCAGATATATTGTCGAGATTTATTAATGGCTCTATCGTCGTGGCAGTAATCCATTTATTTGAAGCATTTTCAACATCATATATAACAGATGTCATACCGAACATATAAGCAAGACTAGTGATTCTTGGTAGCTCTGTTGACCCAAAGAAGTTAACTGGTATTCCCTTATGTAAGAATGATGCCCCGTAGAACATATATGTTACATTAGATACATTAATACATCCTTCAAATAGTCCTCTACTAGCGCTATATTGCAGTGTTGTAAGATACATGTTATTACCAAACATATATGATACATTCGATAGAGAATTAGCGCATATCTGGAAGTAGTTACTTGGCAACTCTAAATCTGAGGTGTTAATAACACAACCATAATACATGTATCCTAATTCACTAGCACCAGAACTGCGTAAAGATGGTAATGATGCTAATACTGACGAGTGCATAAACATTGCATAATAGCTACCACAATATGTTGGCAATATCACATTAACAAATTTTCTATCTGCTACAGTATAAATATGTTCACTGTCTGAAGATTTCGTATATAACCTACATCCATAAAACATATAGTCGCAATAACCTTCAACATTTGTTAAATCAAATGTTGTTGCTGCAGCTGGCAGATATAATATTGTTTGATAAAACATCTGTCTACTGCGAGTGCTTAACTTACCAAATATTTTACCATTTGATGGTGGTGTTGTTGTGATAGTTACACTACGATTCTGAAATACTCCTGGTCCAGAATACGAACTGTTCCAAGGTATTGCAAAATAGTTATCTGTTCTAAGAGCTGGCGTTATACCATCTAAGTCTATAAATATTGGATATGATGTTCTGTATGTCGCATCAGACAATCCAAATAGACCAGAGATATTAACAGTTCTACTCGACGGTACATCTTGATGGAAGTGTAATCCAGTACAATATACATTATATACATTAACAAAACAACCAGATATATCTGATATTGATGGGTTATTAGCCCACATATTAACAACATCAAGATTAATTAATTCTGTTTCGCTATGACTATTTGTAAAACTAAAGTTTCTAACACTGGTAGCACCAAATGCAGCATTAGTATTAGTCAGATTGGTAAGTCTTGAGAATAACACTTTGTCATTTGTTATAACATTACTTCCATAGAATATCTGAGCAGCGTTAGTAATGCCAGTCTTTCCACTTGCAACGTTAGGGAAGAATGTCTTATCTATAGCGTTATTTAGCGTTATACTTACATCATATGCGTCTGGCTGAGTAGGTCTTCCTTCACCAGTAAATGTTACGGTGCTACCATAGAACATAGCGGATATGTTAGTTAAATCTACAGCATCCTCTAATATATTATATGGTATACTAATTGTTCTAGTGTTAGTAAACATCAAAGATGTACTATTTACATTAGATTTTATTTTACCAGTAACAACTATATCATTTGTTACACTTGGGAATAAGCTTCCAGTATGAAGTGATAAGAAACTAGTTAAATTAATAGTTCCACTAGCACTATTATTACCAAATAAATAGTTTAGGTCTATTGTTTGATTAGTATCAAATGATTTACATTGTAATGCTCCAGTAAAATCAACAACCTTAGTGCAGTTCCTTATAACACCAGCAACACTATTATAACTTAATGCGTTAGCCGCAGCAAATATATATCTAGCAGTTGTAACACTTGGATTAATGATAATTGTTGGTAATGTCTCTAGCAAATAGCATCTATAGAACATATAATCTACAGAACTAGATAGACTAAGCGTACCAGCAATACTTGTTAATACTCTACAGTCTTGGAACAATCCAGAACCACTTCCAATCCAGTTGATATTAGTTATCTGTTCAATAAATGTATAATAGAAGTTGAAATTAGTATAAGTTACAGTTCCATCAGCCCTATATGTATTAACCTTCTTTATACTGCTCATATTGACAAAATGAGTACAGTCAAATATTGCATTATTTGCACCTAGAGCTTTAATAGATGAACCATATAAACTTAAGCAATATAAGTTCTCAAATACTCCACCATCAGTTATCTGTAGATATGTTAATCCTTGGCATCCATCAAAGTATAGATTTCTAATATTCTTTCTAATAGCATTGATATTAATTGTATTAACTCCAAACTTTGTATTATGGAAATTAATAGTATCAATATTAAGGTTAGAACCACTGAATGATATAGAGTTAAGATTAAGGTCGCTAAAGTCGAATGATGTAACATTAACACCATCGCTTATAGTAACAACGTCATTGAATATAGCTCTAATCATTATCAGTTCTTCTAACTGAGGAAGATTAGCAAATGTTACACTTTGACTAAACGTACAATCTGTTAAATCCAATCTTTTTAGATTTGGCAGCATACTGAAATCAACAGAGCCAAGTATTGTACTACCTTTTAAGCTAATTTCTTCAACTGCACAGTTATCAGGAATAACCAGTGAATTAAGATTGACATTTTCAGCTAAGAATGTCTTAACATTAGGTGGTAATGTAACATTTTGTACGGCAGAATTACTAATATTTAAATACTTAAGGTTATCAAGGTTTTGACCAGTAACACTAGTTATGCTAGTAAACTGTGGATTGTTATTATTAGAAACATCAAGAGATATAAGATTTCTATAATTTGCAGCACCCTGATTAAATGTTACATATTTGAATAATGTCGTTTCAAATACAGATGGCTGATTAACAAGTAACGTTATAATAGTAGCAGCACCAGAACCAGCATTAAATGATATATTATCAAGAACAAATCTAGTATCTCTGTTAGCAGCACCCTGATATTGCTGTGCAACATATTGAGGCGCATCAACACTTATACTATAATTAATTCTAGATGTAAGGTTGTACATTGTACTTTCATTTGCTACAAAATAAGAATCGCAAAAAGCAAATCGTTTTGTTAGCCACTTCTTGAATTTATACCATCTATTTCCATAACCAAGTCTCTGGTCACTGTTTGCTAAGTACTTATTCTGAAAGTCCTGATTATACTGTGCTGTACCTAATTTATCTATTAAAGTTGTTTTACATAATTCTATAATTGTTTCAGGTGTATATCCGCAATTGTTTCTAAGATTAGAATAGAACGAATTTATTGTATCCTTGAAATTCTTATAGAATGTTATCCATAATTTAGATTTATTAGAACTGAAATGATATCTATCATATGTCTGAGCACCATATTGAATAGTAGATGCTGGATATGTTATTCCAGTTTCAGGGTCTGTTACTGGTTCATCAAGTAGATAGTTTTCTGATAACCACTCATAATCCGTAGCGTGTGATGGGTCGTAATTCAAACTAAATACTGGCTTAATCTCTACGAATGGAGCAATATTGTCGTTACCATTATTATCAAGTCCAGCTTCAGAGTCAAGGTCATATGGTCGTGGATACCAATGTTCTCCGTCCCAGCAGTCAAACATGGCGTTCTTACCAAGGTTATCAGTCTGGGCGTAAATCATTAAATTTATAAAGTAGATTAAGCAATAATCTAAATCAAAATGTTGGATAAATTGAGTTCTATAATCACTCTGGCTAAGTTCGTCAGATTTATAAACCCACCACCACATTGTATATAAATTAATGAAGTGATTTTTATCCATCACCTTACTAATCGCTCCACTTTTTTCTTTATATATATCAGAATCTGGATAACGATATTCTAGACCATCTGAGAAGAATGTGCACCATTTGACATATGGTTGTTCACTTACTAAGATTGTTTGTCCATCATATACCACAGTATCGTTTGGACCCTTCTTCTTGTTGATAATATTATCTTTTACAAATTGATAATCAGATATAATTTCAGCAGTATTAACCTCTCCAAGTACGTTAGTGTAATCCTTAAGAGTTACTCCGTCTGGAATATCAAATCTACCAGCAGCGCCATGTTCGTTATCGTTAGATGTACCCTCGAACGAAATACAACTAAGATGTTGTCCACCATCGTCAACTTCGAATCCAAGAGATTCACCAGTTTTATCGATATTAAGCATGAACGAACCAATATTAGTAAAGATATCTCCAAAATCGCTAGCAGTATCACTTATCTGCATAACAATTGGGAATCCCATGATAGCATCAAGTAAACCGTTTCTGGCAGATGGACTTCCAGTTATTATATTAGAGTCAATAAGATTTTGAATTAACGCATTGTAGTAATTACATGTTGGAGTATTATTAAGGTGAGAAGAATCCATAAAGTCCGCTTTGGCAGTATAGATGCTTTCATGATAATAATCTTGCGTTCCTTCCTTTTGAATAAATTCTGGATAATAACGCCTTACTGTATTACCAACAATCTCCCAGAATGTAAACTTAAAGTTTGGTACAGAATAAACCAGAGTTGACGTTCCCTGTGTATGTACCTCAACAATAATATTGTTGAATTCTTGGCCCATCCATTGTGCCCTACATAATACTGCGTATTCTTTCTGTGCTGGCTTTTTAATATCAACACTTTGCCTGAATAGCGTTGCATTACTTTCAATTACTGGAGAATCATAATTGGGGTCATACTCGGCCATGCTAGTAGCCTTCTGTAATCCAATAACACCGAATGTTGTAAGGTGCTTTACTAAGTCTTCCTCATGAGCAGTCTTATAATCATTAATCATATTAAAATACTGCTCCATTTGTTGAGAATCACTAATTCTCAAAAATTTTAATTCAGGAAGGTCTTGCGGCTCCTCAAAGTTAAGTTTATGACTCTTGTAATTGTTATATATAATAGGTATTCCCTGTGGTGTGTTTGGCGAGAATATGTTTTGTCCGTCGTTTCTATAATATAAGAAACATTTTTGAACAAGAACATCGTTCCCAACGGTTATTACAAGTCTATTATTTGGATTATATATAAGTGGATTAATTGAAGTATTATCAATTAATACAGTCTTAACTGCCATACCATTAATATAAATAGCATGATAGTATCCAGTTACTTCACTTTCGCCTCTGGTAAATGTCTCTTGTAGATTAACACCAATACCAATCTGTGTCCATTCATTTAATGGTGTATCTGTATATAAGCTTCTCCACTGTGTTGCACAAGATATTTCATCTTCATTTATAGTGGCAACATCTACGCCGCCATATGTAATCTTAATGAAATTAATTGTCTTATCATTCTGTTGATTAATCTTAATATAAGCATCCATCAAGAATGAAGAAGACAGACTGTCAAACGATATAGATTCA